GGGCAAGTGGCCGAAGAGGACCGACTTGGCGGCAGTTGCCTGCGATGCCATTGCCGGGTTCTCGTACACCGGGAAGTTCAACAGCTGGTCGTTGCCATCTGCCAGCGCGGGGCTGAAGATGTAGAAGCCAGCGGTGTCCTTCAACTTGCGGACCGCACCGAGCGAGGCGGTGTTCATCATCCAGCCGACGCCGGGGAGACGACGCGCCGCACCGTCGAGGCTGTACGCCAGGTCGATGAGGTTGTCTGCGGTGAACTGACCGGTGACACCCGTGCCACCCTGCTTGCCGAGCGCGGCAGCCGTGACGACACCCTTGGGTGCGTTGGTGCCCGAACCGACGGTCAGGTCGTTGTTGACCTTGTAGCCGATTGCGTTGCCAGCTTGCGTGGCGATGAACGCCATGATGTCGACGCCAGAGTCTTCCATCAGTTCTCGGGACAGCTGAATCAGGAACGAGTATTTGTACGCGCCCAAGGTGATGAAGCTGTTGAACGTCGGGTCGGACTCGTCGATTGCCGTGCCTTCACCAGTGATTGCCGCGGTGGACCAACCGGCCTGCGACGGAATCTGGAGGTTCTCGCCACCAGCCGTGCGGAGCACGGTCGAGGTGTCGAGCATCGGGCCGACGAGACGAGCCTGCTCGATGACGCGGTCGAAGAACGACGTCGGCACCGGCGAACCCTGCGAGGTCTTGACGACGTCACGGGTCTCGAAAGTGTACGAACGGGTCTCGCCACGAGCCATTGAACGGAGGACATCCGCATCGCTGGAAACGTGCTGGGCAGCCGGGCGAACCTGGGCGGCGATGTCGCGGGTGGCCGCTTCAATCTTCGCCTCGCGCTCGGCATCAGCCTTCAAGGCTTCGATGCGAGCGGCACGCTCGTTGAGCTCAGCGTTCATACGCTGGTAGCTCTGCTCTTCTTCTGAGGTGAGGTCACGCTTTTCAGATGCAGCCTTGTCGAGAAGGGCTTTTGCCGCTTCCCAAGCACGCTGACGCGCCTCGACCTGCTGGTCGATGTATTGCTTCATGTTGGTTCCTCCACGGAACGTTGTTGGGGTCGCAGGGATTTTTTCTCCCGGACAGGCTCCTGAACCGGCACCTTCCTGCGGCTCCGCAGCGAAGACTCTTGACGAAGTCTAGACGAGCTTGGCTTGCAGTTCAAGTTGCTTCGCAAGTAGCGAAGCAGGTACCTGCTCCGGCTTCTTGCGCAACTTGCCAACCACATCGAGCAGCAACGAAGCCTGCTCGTCATTCAACTCTGAACCAGCTTCAAGAATTGTGATTGCGTCTGCCAGTTTGTCTGCATCGGTCGCGGTGCGCTGGGCTAGTTGATCGAGGCTGCGCACCGATGCGCTTGTCGCCTGGTAGGCGGGGAAGCCAGTCACGACCGACACTTCGTAGAGGCGCACTTCTTTGAGTTCGCGCACCATTCCGTCATCCGACCACGAATCACCTTTCGGTGGCACCGAGAAACCGAACGACATCGAGTCGACGTCGCCGCGTTGAATCAGCGTTGACAAATCGCGGCCCACAGTCGTGTCCGGCAAATCCGCCTCGACTTTCAGACCTTTCGCATCCTCCATCAAACGCAACGTCTTTGCGCGAGTCGTTGCAAGAAGCATCGACGAATCGTGGTTGAGATACATGCGAATGTTGTTCTTCGACTTCAGCGAACGCTTGAACGCGCCAGGAGCAATTCTCTCCACGAACGGCAACGGCTCTGAATCCGAATTGAACACTGCGGCGTATCCGCTGAACGACATGCCGTCACCGGCTGGTCCTTGCCTGACCTCGAAATCGTTGACTGTTAGCCGACGGGTCTCAATCTTCTCGGTCATGGATGACAATGCTAGTCCGTTGCGGAGATTACTTGTCCACGAACAATCTTGACAAGCGGGCAAGAGTGACCAGGTATCCGAGACGGCCTTCCTCTTCGCGGACACGCTCAGCCTGACGCTCGAACCACTGCATCGCCGGTGACGGGTCGAGCGGGTTGATTCCCCACAGGTAGAACGCGACTGCACCCGCACCGGGGAATCCGTCGTTGTCGGCGTCGCTGTTCTGCGGTGCCTCGAGGTCTACCAGGTGTCTTGCTCCCCAAGCGTTTGCACGAATGACTTTATCCTCGCTGATTCTTCCCGCAGCCATGTCGCGGGCTTCACGAATAGTTCTTGCCACAAGACCATCACCACCGAGACCCTGCCCGTAATAGTCAAGACCTTTGCGGGCCGCTTCGCGGATGTAGACCGGAACGTCGAATGAAAGCTGCCTGACATAGTCAATCGGTGGCTCATCGAAATACGGTGCGTCCTCGTCGTTGACGTCACCTGACTGAACTTCCTGACCGGGGTTGTCGTTCGGGAGACCGTCCACTGCCGCCCAGGCGTTGCAGTAGTAGGCAGACGAAACTTGCGCATCCCATCTCACACAGTAGAACTTGTTGAAGTATTTGCAGTTGCCGCAGTTGCGGTTCGCAGGCACATCAGCGGTGACCGCTGGACGGTAATTGTCGGGTAGTTCCCGATCTTCCATCTCGTCATCGTCCTCGGATTCGGGTTCGTCCTCTGGTTCCTCGAGTTCGCCGATGCGGGTCAGCGTGGAGAATTTGTGACCGACGATGACGTCGGTGTCTTCCCAGCCGCCTTCGACTCGTTGGTAAATCTGGATTAGGGCCACCGGGTCATCTTCGGTGGCTTCCAACTCGAAGTCGGTACCTGGCACGCGCACCGTACCGGAGCGGAAGATTTCCTGAATCTCGCCACGCGCACGACCGCCCGAACTATTCCACGAAACATAGTCACCAACCATCAACTCATCAGGGCGAGCACGCTCGCCACCCGGTTCCATCTCCTCAGCAATCGACACCGCAACCATCTGATCGATGGCCGCCTGCTTCGTCGTGTGGCAACCAATCACTTCTCCGTCATCCTTCTCGACGGCCCAGCCTGAGCAGTCGGGATTTGCGTCGGAGATGAAGTACGGCATCAGGCGTTCGGTTTGGGTTGCAGAACTGCGACGATGTGACCCGTCTTGCCTGAGACGGCGAAAAGATTGTCACTGGCAGGAAGTGTGATGGTGATGAGTTCGCTTTTGTTCAAGGCGAATCCGTTAGCGGTTGTGACATCAGCATCGCCTAGATACACAGCGTCGGTATTGTCCAAGTTCTGGATCAGAACGGTGTGCTCCATTTGGTAGCTAACTCCGAGTGATGTTGCGGCAGTTCCGACAGAAACTCGAGTTGTTGAAATGGTCATGAGTACCTCAGAGCATCAACAATACTTGCAAGTCGTCATCTTCGGCGACGAAAGTGACGGCACCTTCAGCATTCGCTTTGACTGACGCAACGATCGGCGTGCAGTACGCCTGAACAGTTTTCGGATTCGCAACAACGACTTCTGGCACGAGCTCAACGATTGGCTCAACCTTTTTGGGTCGTGGCCTGCGTTGCCGATACGGCTGACCACCGACTTGCTGCTGGGGCTGAGGCGGTGTGGGTTGCGGCGTCACCGTCCCGGTCGCCGACGCATCCAGAGCGCCCAGATTCGCCGTCATCGTGCCGATGGGTGTCACGACACCATCCGCCGTCGCTGACGCGCCTCCGAGCCCCGCAGAGGCTGATGCGACGATTCTGACGACACCAGTCGCCGAGGCAGTGACCTGACCGAGCGGTCCAGCAGCCGAAGCCGACACCGTCACACCAGCCGACGCGCTCGCCGTCAACCCGCCGAGAGCAGCATTTGCCGACGCTGGGGCGGTCACCGTTCCGGTAGCCGAACCAGCAATTCCGCCGAGCGGTGCGTCGGCGTCACCGGTGACGGTGACGGTGACTTCGCTGACCTCCGCGATCACTTCACCTAACGGCGCATCACCCGAAGCAATCTTGCTGACGGTCGCAGTCGCAGTCGATGCCAGACCGCCGAGCGTCGCCGAAGCGGACGCAACCTTGACGACGACACCAGTTGCGGTTGCGGATGCTGCACCGAGCGGTGCTGCGGCTGTTCCGTTGAGCGGAAAGTTCGGGCCGTCTAGCCCGACGTTCGCATCGTTGAGTTGGCTCGTGTTGAGCGTGAAGCGGCTCGTGGCCACGGCACGCCTACGAAGCGAGCGTCAACGAGACGGTGAGCGATCCCGACGAGATTGTGAACGTGTCGCCCGCGTTGTAGGCGTTGGCGGTGACGGTTCCTGAGAACAGGAAGTTTCCTGCGGAGACGTTGTCCCAGGCGGTGAAGTGTGTTGCGTCTTGCGAACCGGCGATGTTCGTCCAAGTGATGTCGGCATCAGATGCGATCGAGCCCGTCGAGGCGGCTGCGAACGACGCCGCTTTGCGTGTCGTTTCAGTTGCCGCGTTTGATGTGCCGTTCGCGCCAGGGTCACCGACGTGCAGTTTTACATACACGG